AAAAAGAAAAGGAGATAAAAATTTAAGTAGATGGCACGAAAAAATGGCGTCAAGACTTAAAAGAAATTCTAATTTACCCAACTATTACTCACCCGAACACGAAGCGGAGGAATCGTCATAGACCTATTAACCGAAATGGACATGGCTGCCTCAAAGGGTAACTTTGAATATTTCTTCACCAAAGTTCTCGGCTACGAGATGGCCCCATTCCACCGCGAATGGTTAGAGCGTGTAAATGCGACAAAGCGCACAGTTACAATCTGCTCCCGTGACCACGGTAAGTCGGTATTCTTCCACGCTTGGTGTGTATTTCAACTCATATTCCAAGAGCCACCATATCAGATGCTTTACATCTCATCTAACCAAAAACAGACAATGGTTCACATGAAAGACATTGACCGCATGTTTACCAACATTCCAGCATTGAGAAAGTATAAACCCAAG